CAGCCTTAAACACGGCAAAGTCTCCCGAATAATGCACAAGATCAGTAATGATGCGTGCATCAGGGTGGGCCTTTAAGAAGCGGTCAAGTCTGCTGGCTACTGGTTCGTAATCGTCAAGGTTAAAAGCCACGGGCGTGCTCATTCGTGATGCGGTTTAACTCTGTCTCGATGCGTTGCAGTGCCTCTTTGAGAAGTTTTATTTCTTGCTCTTTGGCGTAGATCATGTCAGCCACATCATCGTTGTGGGTGTACTCAAGATTCATCGTCAGCCAACTTAACGCTTGAAAGGTATGACAACCCTTTGGATGGGCCACTGTTATTGAATGACGGATGCCATGAGTCTCTTAACTTTTCTGCCAGTGATGGGATGGCATGAAGAGCACCGACAGCCTCTAGCACAAGGCTTGATTCTTTGAAGCGTAGTTCTAAAGCCAGATTGTGGCTGAGGTTGGTTAGTTTGGCAATTAGTTCGCCGTTTGATGTTTCCATTGGTTTTCCTTTGTTTAGCAGTTGCGTTTCCATCTTTGCACATCCTTGTGGCGAGATTTGCAGATGAAACTTTGTAGGTGCTTTTGCCCTTTAAGACAGCCCCAGCCCCAAGGCCCGACACGCCACACTTTGCGGCCGTCAGGATTTATATGGGATTTAAAAGCAATGGCGTCAGCGACTTTGACTTGCTCGATGGGGCTACGCCCTTTTGCGCTGGGGAAGTCTGACCATGTGCGCCAAGTTTGGCGATGAATACCGAGGCCACCTGTGTACGACTTTGTGGAATGTTGCCAGTTGCCACCAGTTTCGCATTGGGCTAACTGATCGTAGTAAGCGTCAGGCAATACACCGTGGTATTTGGCGTGGGAGTAAGTAGCGGCACTTGCGTGGGCTGGGATGGATAGGGCGAGGATTAGCGATAGTGCCATGAGTTTCTTAATCAACTCTCTCAACTTCTGTAGGCGGCCCCCATGAATGCCAAGATTCTGCCCGTTGGCAGACTTGGGTGTAAACAATCAGGCCTGTGGTGATGTCAGTAAAGACTTGCACCATGGTTTTCTTATCTTTAGACCTTAGGGCCACATAGCCCCATGTCGGTATCATGGTCGGTTGGCCATCATTTTAAGCCAGAGCCAACAACTGACCCAGCCCATAATGAAACTGTATATGAACTGTGTATCGGTCATTAGAGGCCCTGCCAGATGCGTATTGGTCGGCGGTGGCACTCTGGTCGCAAAGACTTGGAATAACGCTCTGTAGGGGCGCACAGACGCTCTGCAGAGGCTCTACGCATGACAGCGCCCATGGCTCGTGGCTCGTGGGTTGTCATCGTGGGGTGAAGTTGGTTCATCCATTCCCAGACATCATCAGTGGTGAAATCGTGGCGTTGGATGGAAAGCATTTGAACTACTTTTAGGGCTTCTAAAGCCCAAACTTGATCAGCGTTTAAGCCGACTCGCTTGATGGCTTTTTCAGCAAGTGCGATGGCTTGTGGCTCATCGAATAGTGACGGTTGGTCTGTCATGGTGTTTCCTTTGGTTAGGCCCTTTGAGTGGCTGTTAGTGACTATACACAATTTGAGAAGTCGGTGGTGGATTTCGCCAATGGAAACAAACTACTCTCCACCACCTAGCCCCAGCACCGCTCAAACAGTGGCTGGGAGTCCTTTTCAGGCTGGCTTTAACCTTCTGTATTCAGCCTCAAAATGTTCCAAATCTTGCTTTTCCAGTTCCAAATGTATCCACATTCCACCTGTGCCAGCCGATTCTTCTTTGGTCTTGTACTTGACGACCCCTGCCATGCCTTCTCCACGAGAACAACGGTAGCCAGCACCATACTTTGTGCCGGGCATTTTGTAGAAATGCACTTCCTGAACTTTTAAGGCCAGTGAGTTTGTGACGAAGAATGTCCAGATGGCTTCTAAGACTTTGATGTCGCTGTGGCCGATGTCCATGGCGTAGCCAGTGGCGTGAGTGCTGAGGTTCGGCTTGTCTCGCATAGGGCGATTGACATAAGTGCCCAGATTCGTCACCTTGTAACGCTTCTGGCAGAGTTCTAGACACTTGCTTGTGATCGGCTGTGTGGTTTTGCCATCCCATGCTGGGTAGTAACGGTATGGGCGTGTCATGAGTTTGATGGGGACAGCACTTTTACTGTTGCCGTTCCGGTTGCTGCTAACGCATACAGGGTTTCCTGCTCATCCATAAACACCTGTTGGAAGCCCAATTTGGGGATATCGAGACCCTGAGCGCTGGAGACATTAGAGCCACCTAGGTGGATGTCGTTTGTGGTGCTTTGCACATAGATGGTTTGGCTGCCAAAACTGGTGCTGTGGATTAGCACTGGTGTTACTGCGCCGACTGTGTAGATAGTGGTTTTCATGATTTTGGTGGTTCCTTGTCTTTGAGTCCGTTGGCGGCGAGCATTCCTAGCAATCCACCTGAGAGGGACATGAGCAGTGGTGAAAGTACGGAATAAGCCTCTTGGTCAGCCTCGCTCATCACCCTAGGTTGTGTAACAAATTGTAGGCCGTACAGCATAAAACCGATTGACATGACAAAGACAACGGTTAGCCCGATGCCTACAGCAAGTATTAGGCGTGCTTTTATTTCTTCGTTTGTGAGGCGTGGTCGTAGTTTCATTAGCAGTCAAATCCAAGTATTTCTTTAAGTGTGGTGGTGGTTATTGCTGATTCAACAGCGCCTAAAGCCTTGTTTTTTGTGCGTGTTTCTTGGTTGCATTGGCATTCGGTTTTGTTGGTGTTGGCTGGGTCTTGGCATGGGTAGCGGAAACGGTCTGCGCAGCCTGTGAGGGTTATGAGGGTGGCGCTAATCAGCAGTAGGCGTTTCATCTGTTGCCTCTGGGAATATGGGTTTGTAGTTTTTTACATCTAACTCGTATTGAGCCAGTTCTTCCGGTGTCATGTCACGGTCAATTGTTTCGCCCGTTGCTGTGTTGTGTTCTGTAATTTTCATTTAGACCTGCCTATATCCATATACACGAACGCTTGTCGTGAGGTTGCTGGCGGCTACGATTTGAAAGCCGTCAAAACTTGTCGCAGACTCTTGGTAACTGCCACCATTAATAAAACTAAAAGCGTTTAGGCCTGAGTTAATACCTGTTGCTTGTCCTAAAAAAAAGGTTCGCACAGCCACAAAAGGTGACATGACATCTAAGTTCGCATGGTGTTTTTCGTTAGGTGCATTAAAAGTAGTCATACCTGTATATGCGCTAGTTTGATCAAACCCGTTGGTATTTTTGCTCGTACCTCGGCTATCTTGCCCGACAAAAGCCCAACCATATGTGCCCGTTGTTACTGGAGTTGAGCCGTTTAACATTCTGATATATATGTCGGAGGCGGCAGCACTTGATGTGCCCGTAAAACTCAGTCGGTAATTGGTAAAGGCTGAGGAAAAGCACCCAACCACATTGAGTGTGGTTGCTGTATTTGATGCAGTTGCGGTGGTGATATACACCAGCCCTGAGTTAGCCAAATACGTATTCGTATCGGCACTGGTCAGCACCTCGCCCGTCGTGAACGTCTTTATAGCCATGTCAGAATCCTAATCTATTGTTGTCTAATTTGCCATAAACGGCATTGTTAAGAATGAGATAGTCATTAGTCTCGTTACTAGAGACATAAAACAAAATACGAGTGTCATCAGGCGTGGCCTGAATGTTCACACCCTCAATAATGCAGTAATACCGGACACCACGAAGCACAATGTTAATTTCAAGGCCAAGGAAGGCGCTTACAAGGTTAAGGAAATAAACAGCATCTGCTCTGGATTGCTGGCTGATTGTGAAACCCAATTCCCGTGGGGTGCTGTTTGTAGTCTCATATTTGAAACGAAGATACTGAGCCAAAGACAAAGCCTGCGAAGTACTAAAATCGTAACTGTCGGCAAGGTAAGAGTAAACGGGTGCAACGCCACTGGTGCTGGTTTGGGGCGAAAACCCTAAGGGTTGCACTGTTACCGAGTTGTAATAATCTTCGGAAGTGCTTTTAAGTTTGACATCTGAATATTTATAGTTTGTAACGCTGGCAAGTGTGCCGTCACTCCATTCAGGCGTGACAGCCAGACCAGTAATTAACGCACCACGGCCCACAAAGTTAAGAGTTCCCATGTCAAGAGTGGTAGGGCCTGTGGGTGTAGAACGAAGCCTGCCTTGCTCGGTGCGTACAGCAGTATCTACAAAGCCTTTTAGGTTCCCTGTGTATGTCTGCGCAACTCCAGTGGACATAGTACTCGTGCTTCCGAGGCTAATTCCCAAAGAGTTTGCAATGTCAAAAACTTGCGTACCAATGTTGGCCGTACTTACTAAATAATTATTTATTTGCGCTCTACCTATGTCAGCCTGTAATCCTTCAGCAGTAATTGTCACTAAATCTTCATTGGCTACCATTCCATAACGAATGCTTACATCTGTGATGCGGCCTTGAAACATCTTCCAATAGTTGTAAGTCGGGTAAGAAGGGTATTGGTTGGTGTAAACCCACGCAAGAATCTTGTCGCCAAGTTGAGGAGTCACTGTCCAATTAGAAGGAAACAGGCTTTCAACAGTCAGGCTGTCAACGCCATAATCGTCAATCTGTCGCCTACGACCATTGAAAATAGAGATTTGCTGAACGCTCGGAAGGGCTGTGTAAGTAGTTGAGGTAGCGAAAGAGACACGCCAATCCCACGATGGCATTAGACACCAACCGTGATAGGTACAAAACCGTTTTGGCGTTGGTAACGGCGCAAAGCATCCACAATGGCTTGAGGGTCGCCACCATTGACATTGATCGTGATGCCACCATTGTTGCCACCAAAGCCCATAGACGCCATCTTGTCGAGGGGAATTATTGCCTCGGGTCCGGACTCCCCTGCCACAATATTTGTAGCCTTTCGAACTAAGCCACCCTCAGCCATCATCGTAGGAATACCAATACCGCCAACACTAAACGGAAGGCCAAAGTTTAGGTTTCCAAAATTGCTCATCATGGATTCAAAATCTGCTGGACTAAATATCCCTGCTTCAGCAAGGGCTATGTCGGTTGCCGTTAAGTTTGGATTAGCAAGAACAATTTCAGTTTTTGCAATTGTGTCTTGAATACCTTTAAGAAAGTTAGTTGCTGAATCTACGCCTGCTTTGTAATACTTTGTCGCTGCTCGCTTACCCATATCGTCAGCAAGTTTTTGCATAGCAGAAGTAAGGTCATTGGCCCTGAGAACGCCGTCAGCAGATTCAAGGATTGACTCAGCGATTGCTGTGCCGCCATCTACTCCTGCTGCTAGAACCTGTTGCAAAGCCGTTTCGTTTAGGTCGGCAGCCATCAGTCTGTTAACTAACTCATTGAACTTTTTAGCCTTGTCAGCCTGTTTTCCAAGGGCGTCAAAGAAAGTCATGGGCTTTGCTTGCAAAGCACTTACTTCACCAGTAGCAACGGCCAGTTCGCCCATGGCTTCAGCAAGAATAGTCGCATAATCATCACGTTTGAAGAAGTTAAAATCGGCTTGTGCTTTATTAACTTTGTCTTGTGCTTCAGATTGCTTTTGCAATGCGCTTTTGACTTCAGCAGCGTTGCCAGCAATTTCAGATTGAGCGCTGCCAAAATTAAAAGAACTAATAATGGCGTCACCTACGCTTTTGCCAAAATTATCAAACGCATTTTGTGCGGTTTGAAGTTTGTCTTTAGCATCTTCAAGTTTGACGTTAAGTCGGTCACGCAAAGCATCAGCAAGTTCATCTATTTGGGCTTTAAGTTTGGCGGTGGCCTCTTTGCTTTTGGCTAATGCTTCGGCTTTTTTCTTTGCAGCGGCTGTGGATTTGTCTGTTGATTTTGTCGTGTCATCAACTTTTGTTTGCAGCAACTTTTCGAAGCCAGCCAATTCTTGAATCTTGTTTGTAACTCGACTTGTGGCTCGTTCGTTTTGTTTTAAGGCTGAGGCTTGGTTGCCTACATACTCATTGACTTTGCCGACAACAATTCCTAGACCCTTCATTACTTGGGCAAAAGGCAGAACTATTGTGGCTAGTTTTACAAATCGGTCTAGCCATTTGCCAGTTGAGTCTTTGGCCTTGTCCGTGTTTGAAGTCAAATAAATCAAAACATCGGCATAGTCGTTAAGCGTGTCTAGGGTCTCTTTTAATACGGGCAAGAAAAGAACGCCCATTTGTGTTTGTAGGTCTTTAAGTTTGGCGGTAAAAGTGCGCTGGGAGTTGGCTGCATCTTTAGCGGTTAAAGCAAAGTTGCCTTGTTGCAGCGCTGTCTTTTCAAGGATTACGGCTTGTGCGGCAAGGCTTTTGTTTTGAGGTGTCAATGCCTCTTTAGTGCTTTTAACAAGTTCAAGGTCTAAAGCCTTCTGGCGTAGAGTCGCATCATCAAGCAGAACGCCGTAGCGCCTAAGCGGTTCAGCCTCACCACGCAGACCAGCGCCCAAAGCCAATACGGCATCTTCTGGGCTCGTGTTATTGAATGACGCCAAATCGCTTGCCAGTTTGGTGAACTGAATAGACATGGCCGTTAAGTCGTTGCCTGTTAATCCTGCTGCTTTACCAAGAACACCAAAAGTGCCTGCTGCTTTTAAGGCTTCTGTTTTGGATTGACCAAGTTTGCTGGCAGCCGTGTCGCTGAAGGCAATGATGGAATCGCTGGCATCACCAAAGATTTGCTGGGCTTTGCTGGTTTCCTCATTAAGATCGCTGGCCATTTTGGTGGCTTTGAACGCAACGGCAGCCAAAGTAGTTAGAGCAGCAGTGGCTGGAACCATGCTTCGCTTCATGGCAAACGCAACTTTGTCGCTAGTTTTTTCTAGTTGCTGAAATTGGCGTTGGGCAAGTTTGATGCCTTTGCTGTCAAATTCTGAAACTATGTTGAGAATTACACTCATTTCATCCTCATTGCACTGTTAGTCATTTTCATTACTTTGTTCACAAGTTCTTTAACATCTACCTGAACTTTGGCGTCTGCTGCTTCGTAAGCCCTATAAATAATACGAGATGGGGGCCCAAAGCGGTTGGTTAGATTGTCGCCCATTGTGCCTTTAGCCATCATGTCCAATGCAGATGCCTGTGGCCCTAACCATTTAATGCCAAAGGTGCCTAGGTTCTGTTTGAAACCTAAGCCAGTGTCACGCACCTTCTTGCCACTGGTGAAGGCTTTGATGTTGCGGCGCACTAAGGCATCGTTCCAAGACATGATGTCAGCGCCTGACTTTCCCTTCCACGACCTTTTCATCCCGGACAGTGGGGCATTGTTTGGCAACATAGATTCGGCTTTGCCTACAACTGGTTGCACAATCTGTTTGAAGTCACGAGTAATTTGGCGGCGCAGTTTCTTGTCAATGGTGTTAATTTCTTTCAAAGCCTCTTTGAGACCTGAAAACTCCATCGTTACATCTACTGGCATTACTTTCGACTTTCGTTGATCATTTTGATGACTGTCGAGAGGTCGTCAGTTGTGAACTCTATCTCATGTGGCCAAAACCCTGTGGCTATTAGCACCGCCGCTAGGGAATGTCGGTAGGTGCCTCGGAGAAAGGGCGGTCAGTGTCCTCGCTTGCAATTTCAAGGCTGACCAATTTTTTAATGAAATCGTCAAAGACCACTGGCACGACATGGCCGTGGGTTTGGCAAGCAGCCCAGCACAGAAAGGCTAAGTCCTCAATACCGATACCGTTGGCCATCTCTGACGCTTTGGTTTTAAACTTGCGTTCCCATTGCGTAACACACCAGAGGTTGGTAGTTACTGTGAATGGGCCTTCGCCCATGTCAGCACGAAGTTCTAGTTTCATGTCGGGTTTCCTTTGTTTGGTTTTTTATGCGACTGCAGCAGCGTAGGTGCCGCCCTTGAATGTCAGCGAGATGCTGGACAATTCACCAAGGCTTGCGTCTATAACTGGCAACGCCTCAAGGTATGTGCCGGTCAATGTAAACGATGGGTTCGTTGCACCAACAGCAGATGAGGTTGGCTTCATGACCACTGTGGTTGCTGTGCCGACAAGAGCCGCCAAAGTGGCGTAAGTCTCTGTCGCTGCATAGGACATGAAAAGTTCACAAACCAGTTCATGATCTCCCAAACCTGCCGTGTACACACGGGATGATCCCCCGAAGGCTGTGCTCTCAAGAGCATCATATTTTACGGTCAATGTTGCTGATGTGCATTGGTCTGACAGATCAACTGCATTGACAGTGAGTGATGGGTTAGAAAGGTATGTGCTTGTGGCCATGTGAGTTACTCCTCTGGAGATGTTTCTACTGTTTTAGCAGATTTTGTGGTTGGTTTGTCGGATTTGATGAAGCCACCTTCAATGAGGGCGTCAATGTTGGTTTCTTCGGATGGTTCGAACTTGTCGCCCGGTGTTCCGATTCTTGGGGAAATGATTGTGTACATTGTCTGCCTTACGCTGTCTGTGCTTGTATGGATACTACTAGGTCGTAGCAGGGATATTCTGCACCGCCAATGAGGTAGGCAGTTGGTTGGCCGCTCATTACGATCACATTGCTCGATATCACTTTGGCTGTGGTCTCAAGTAACTGACGCAAGACGGGCAAACCTGCAGGGCCAGAGCCAAGAACTTTAATAGGAAAGGACACATTGAGGATGTTGCCGTTGCCTGCAAAGGTGGTAAATGACGGGGCATCTACAAAGACACAGTTGGGGACAATCTTGGTGGGGTCAGTTACAACCCTGATTCCTGCCACTGTGGCAATCTTGGCTGCTACATCGTCTAGGGCTTCGTTCAGCAGGTCTGTGTAAGCCACTACGCCACCTGAGGGCGTGAGATGCCCAAGAGTTGCTTAATCATGGGAGTCATCGCTGAAACGCCTGCTGAGCCTAATGAGTCGAATGTAGCGAAAGTGTCTTGCACAGAGCCACGAGAGCGCCACAGAGCGGCTGCATACATTAGAACGCCCAAGGTGCAATCTCCGCCGGGTGAGGTTGCTAAGGCATCGCCTGTGTAACCGGATTCTTGACGCCTACGCCAGCAGAACGCATTGGCCGCCGAAGTTGCCTGAGTGAGCAGTGTGTAATCATCGCTGGGGTTGTCAATGGTTATGCCCAAGTAAGTCATCACTTGTGCAGCAGTTACCCATGTGCAGGTCTGTGTGTATGTCAGGGTTCCGGGGGGCTGAACCGCAACACGGTCTAGATCAGTGTCAGCGTCATAGTACATAACCTGATTTGGTAATGGGAATGTCGCATCGAAGATGAGGTTGCCGTCAGAGTCTGTACCCATGAATAGGTATTGAGGCTGGGCGTAAACAGTGAAGGTTCCGTTTAGCCCAGACCCAAGACCTGAGATAGTGATTGACTCACCGACTGCAACATCGTTATCTGTGAGAGTTTGAACCACTGCATAGTTGTCTATGCGTTGGTTGAAAATAATCTCGTATGTAGCCATGGCGGCTAACCGCCTTTCGGGCTAAGCCTGAGTGATTTTGCGAATCATGCCCGGTACCGCAGCGAAGGTCGAGCAGTAACCGTGGAATGACATTGTGCGACCCAAGACTGATGGGTTTTCGAAACTCATCAAAGATTGAGGTGCTTCGTAGTACTCGTAAGCATCGCCTTGGCCTTGGCCGACTCGTGTGATGATCATTGTCTTAGCAGCGAAGTTGCTATCTACGACAAGTTGCAAACCGAGTGGGTTTCCGTTCCATGAAGATGCTGATGCACTTCCGAGTGCGTTCTGGCCTGTAAGACCTGCACCAATGAATGGGAACACTGGGCGACCAGTTGTGTCTGCAAGTTGTCCAAGTTGGCCCCAAACATCAGGAGAAACGAACATATGTGTTGGTGTCCAGTTGCGGCCATTTGAAATGTCCACTGCTGAGTCATACACGCTCTTGAGAAGGTCAGCGACTGACAAGTCCCAAACACCAGATGATGTTGCTGCTGTGAGCAAGTTGTCTGCTGCAAGGTTGTCAGATGCGATCATGTATTCACCCATAAGGTCATTCAAGATCAACTGCATTGCTGCAGGGCTCGTAAACGAAATGTCTTGTGCGCTCAATGTGACCTGACCAGCAAGTGTGGTTTTGGTTACTGAGTTTGAAGCGATAACCATGGTGGTTGCTGATACTGCTGCAAGTTCAGAACTTTGAGCCGCTACTGAAGTATGAGTTGTGATTGTTGGGCGCACGAAAGTCTTTTGCTGTCCATTGTCTGGATAAGCACGAACTCCCACGGCTTCACAGACTGGTCTGAGAAAATTAAGGTCCTGCACCAGAGGTCCCAACACGGGGATTGGAAGGAGACCCGGCGTATCGGTTGTGATGACATCGCCAGCGGCTGCCTGAATGTTTGTGCGCTTTGATGCTGTGTAATCAGCAACTGCTTTGTTCATGTTTGCAAAAGTCTGGCCGCCAGCGTGAAGTGCTGCCATGAACTCACCTGCTGATGGCAGTGTGAACTCTCGTGCTGCTTGTGCATACAAAGGTGAGGTTGGAATTGACTCAGGTGCTGAGGCTTCGATGATTGGTTCTGACACTGGATTCTCCTGTGGTTCGGTTTCTTCAGACTCATCGGGTGCC